TACGTTATATGATATAACTGCATCTTCACAACCGAAAGGAGAATAGATATGCCATTAGAATATATCCCTGAGAACCTTGACTTCAAGGTAGACTTTGAACCCACTAGAGTTAGTGACAAGAAGTATGTAATCAATCGCAACACTGGCGAACCCATTGCTATTGTTGGTAAAGACTTCACCTGTGCATCACATGGTGACTTCTTCCGTAGTGTCATGGACACAGTGACAGAGAACCTTTCCTCATATGAGGTGGACGGTGCTAACATTGCATGGCGTGATGCCCACCACAATGGCTGGGCCATGATGGACATGACCTTGCCTAATGTGAAAGCCAAGATTACTACGCCAAAGCATGAGACTGAAATAGCACAGCGCATCATTGCATTGCATGGTGTGGACGGTACGTGTTCAAACACCGTACTGTTTGGTGCTATCGACTTCTTCTGCACCAATGGGCAGGTACGTGGTGAACACGACAAAGTACGCCGTAAGAATACCAGCGGCTTTAACCTTGGCACATTCATTGACCAGCTAAACCGTAGCAAGCAGGACTTCTATGCACAGTCTGAAAGACTACAGGCATGGGCTGACAAGCCTTTGTATGCAGACAACGTGAAGTCTATGCTTGAGTCTCTAGACAAAGGCAAGTCCAAGCGTATGTTTGAATTGTACAATCAAGAGGCTAGTGTGCGTGGTAACAATGCTTTTGCTCTGTACTCTGCCTTCACCAACTACGCTACCTATGCTGATGAGCGTAATGGTTTCAAGCTACGTAACACTGGCAAGGATACCGATGCTGTCTCCATGTGGGAGCGTGAGGAGAAGGTCACTCGCTGGGTAGACAGCAAGCAGTTCAAGGAGTTGCTTGCAGCATGAGGACTGTCGATGACCTGATACAGAAGTACCTAGTCTCCAACGATTTCAATATGTTACGAGACAAGTCTAAGAAAGACTATAGGTACTTTCTGTCTGTCATGTCGGATCAGTTTGGTGATACAGCCTACGACAAAGTGACCAGCAAGCAAGCTAAACACGCCTACGAAGAGTGGGTTGTGCGTGGCATCACGCTTGCGAATCACGTGAGGAACTCATCGTCTAGGTTGTATCACTACGCTATAGACATGGAGTATGCCACCTTCAATCCATTTGCTAATATAAAACGTAAGACTGCAACACAACGAAAGGTGGTGTGGTCAGAAGATGACGTGCGTCATTTTCTTGACACTGCATATAGTTCGTTTGAATGGCGTAGTATCGGATTGATAGTACAGATGGCCTACGAATGGTGTCAGAGGCTAGGTGATATGCGCTTGCTCACATGGGATAACCTAGATTTGCCTGACAAGAAACTCTACCTTGAGCAATCAAAGAAGAGGGCAGAAGTTACATTACCTATTGAAGATGACCTACACTCCATGCTGATACAACAGCAGGAGGACTTTGGTTTTCAACAGTATGTTGCACCCCGTGTAAGGCCCGTCAGGGGCGTGTACGAACCCTATGGCTTGGACAGGCTAGGCAAAGCAGGACGTGTCGTTATGCGTGAAGCTGGGCTGTCTGATGAACTACGACTGATGGACCTACGCCGCACTGGTACGACAGAAATGGTCGAGGCTGGTGTATCTATGGGCCAGATCATGTCGGTTACAGGACATACTAACCCACAGTCTGTCAAACCGTACATGAAAAATACATATGCCAGTGCTAATAATGCATTGACAATGCGTAAATCTCGTGATAAAAGCACTTAACTGCCGACAAGAAAGGTGTATATACATGGATAATATATATAACATTGTAAGTGATTTACATGTAGGTGTAGGTGAAACCCAACGAATGAACTGTCCTATATGCAAAGGGCGTAAGACTTTTACTGTTACCAACAACATGGGTAGTCTCGTTTGGAACTGTTACAAAGCATCGTGTGATGTAAGCGGCGGCAAAAGAGTTGCTATGAACGCAGAGGACATTAAGTTAGCATTACTAAACAGGTACAAAGAGGCCATGCAGTTTGCTGAATCGGAGTTTATCCTACCTACCTACGTCACCCACAATACAGACAGCCTGTACATCAAACGGTTCTGTGCCACGTGGGGCATAGACAAGGACAGGCTGGGCCTTATGTGGGATGTAAAAGAAGACCGCCTTGTGTTCCCCGTCAAACATGGTGGTGTTATCGTAGATGCCACAGGCAGGTCATTGGGTAAGCGATTACCTAAATGGAAACGATATGGAAAAAGTGGCTTGCCATACACGTCAGGGTGTGGTAAAGTCGCCGTAGTTGTTGAGGACTGTGTGAGTGCCGCAGTTGTAGGCGAGGATGTAAGGCTTGTCGGGGTAGCCATGTTGGGTACATCCATGCTGGAATCACACAAGAGGTATCTCTCGCAGTTCTCAACAGCAATCATAGCACTGGACCCCGATGCCCTGAAGAAGACGCTATTGATTGCCAAAGAACTTAGAGGACACGTAGCCAACGTGCGTGTACTCAAACTGACGGACGATCTGAAGTACCGTCACCCCGATGACCTAGCTGCACTGGCGGCGATAACCAACGAAGGAGACTAACATGGAACTATCACTCATCAGAAGCCTGATGGACAAAGACTTCTACGATGACCATCGTGGTTCTAAATGTCCATCAGAGTTGTTCAATTCTGACAACAGGAAGATTAAGCAAGCCATAGACACAGCTATGGACAGGTACAATCGCACGGTTACACCCGATGAGATTGAGGCACTGTTCATATCAGGCAACCCAACTATGACCACAGCACAGAAGCAGGGGTACGCCAGCTTGTTTGCACAGATCAAGAAGGAGACACCACTAGGCGGTGATGTAGCACAGGAGGTTCTATCCAAGCTGTTCCAGCGTGTGGTAGGAGAGAAGGTAGCTGAACTAGGCTTTGATATGGTCAATGGTGACAACCGTTCTCTTGAAGCCCTGCGTAGTCTGATGGAGAAGTACAATGATGACTTCATCCCTAACATGAATATCGAATGGGAGGACATCAGTATAGAAAGCATCATGGCTGCAGTCGGAGAAGAGGCACGTTGGAAGTTCAACATACCTTCTGTAATGCGTAAGATAGACGGCATCAGCGGCGGTCACTTGATTGAGGTAGGTGCTAGACCTAACGTGGGTAAGACCTCGTTCCACGCCTCTCTAATCGCTGGTCCTAACGGGTTTGCACATCAAGGTGCTAACTGTATCATCCTGTGCAACGAAGAGGCTGGCAAGCGTGTAGGAGAACGATACCTTAACGCCGCATCTGGCATGTCACGTTACGAGATTGGCGTGAACTTTCAGAAGGCATCTTCTGCATACTATCCCGTATCCAAGAACATTAGGATTAAAGAGTGTCAGGGCCGTGACATGGCGTGGGTAGAGTCTGTAGCCAAGTCATACAAGCCTGACATTCTTGTGCTTGATATGGGTGATAAGTTCAGTGCTGGCGGTAACTATGCCAGACCTGATGAGGCACTCAAGGCTTGTGCTATATATGCTAGGCAGATTGCCAAGACGTATAACTGTGCTGTATTCTATATGTCACAGTTATCAGCAGAGGCAGAGGGGCGTACTACACTGAATCAATCCATGATGGAGGGATCACGTACAGGTAAGGCAGCAGAGGCTGACCTTATGCTACTAATAGGCAAAGCACCACACGTAGAGGGTGAGGAACAGGAAAGCCCACTACGCCACATTAACGTAGTCAAGAACAAGTTGAACGGCTGGCATGGCATGGTCAACTGTGATCTAGATTACCTAACAGCGAGGTACGGAGTATGAGGACAAAGCCATTTAACAAAGCATCCTTTGAGAAGTATGACAGGGCTGCACGTATTCGTACAGGACAGCACCTAACTCTCAAGGGATACAAGGTAAAGGATCACCCAGACAAGTATGCCCAAGACCTGATAGCTACACGAGATAACAATAGCATATGTGTAGAGTGTGAAGTGAAGGTGGTGTGGTCTGGCCCTGACTTCCCATATGAAACAGTGCAGTTGCCACAGCGCAAACAGAAGTTCTTCAATGAGCCTACGCTGTTTTACATATGGAATAAACAACTAGATAACGCAGTTACATTTCTGTCGGAAGAGATAAAGGACTTGACACCAGTGGAAGTACCGAATAAGTATATAAGCAAAGGCGAGTACTTCTATCAGATACCGATGGACTTAGTAACTAAAGTAAAAGTGAGGATTAAAGATGAAGCTAACACTTGATGTAGAGAACACCGTCACCAAGCGTGGTGGCAAGCTGCACATGGACCCCTTTGAGCCAGACAATACGCTGGTCATGGTGGGTATGCTGACTGACCAAGGTAAGGAGACTATCGTTACCTTTGACCATTCTGAAATGGTTGTTCAGGGCATAGGAAATCACGAAATGGTTCAGAATGAACTGGACAAGGCTACTGTGCTTATCTGCCACAATGCAGCGCACGATCTGCTGTGGTTGTGGGAGTCCGGTTTCAAATATGATGGCCCCGTGTTCGACACGATGCTGGCAGAGTATGTGCTACAGCGTGGTATCAAAGAACCACTGTCTCTTGAGGCTTGTGCAGAACGCTATGAGTTAGACACTAAGAAGCAGGACACACTCAAGGAGTATTTCAAGAAGGGTTACTCTACCCGTGACATACCCTACGATGAGTTGTGTGAGTACCTATCTGCTGACCTACACGCTACACAACAACTATCAGATAAGCTGATATACCGCCTCAACACAGAGGCAGATGCAGGACTGCGTGGCACAGTTGATCTGACTAATGAGGTGGCTGTATGTCTGTCACGTGTTTATCAGCGTGGCTTTACTGTAGACATGGACAAGCTGGACGAGGTGCGTCAAGAGTTTGAACAGGAGAAGCGTCAACTTATTGACGATCTAAATGCTCATGTTCGTAGGCTTATGGGTGACACTCCTATCAATCTGAATAGTCCAGAGCAACTGTCTTGGGTTATATACAGCCGCAAGGTATTGGATAAACCTTATTGGGGCAACGCCATTGACCCTTACATGGATGAACAAGACTTTCGTAGCCTCGTTGCAGCGGGTACAGAACGTGTATACAAAACCAAAGCTAGTCAATGCAAGGAGTGCTATGGCAGTGGTCAGGTTAGAAAGGTAAGGAAAGATGGAACCCCGTACTCAAGAACTAATAAGTGTCCTACTTGTTCTGGTGATGGTTATCTTCTTACACACAGCCAAACGCTGGCTGGTCTGAAGTTTAAGCCACCGTCAGCCAAGTGGGCTAGTGCCAATGGCTTTAGCACAAGCAAGTCTAATCTTGAACTGCTGGAGAATACAGCCAAGTCTAAAGGCATGACAGATGCGGTTGATTTCCTATACAAAGTACGCAGACTATCCGCTGTGGATACATATCTGTCATCCTTTGTAGAGGGAATCAGCCTACACACAAAACCTGACAACAGGTTGCACGTGCGCTTATTACAGCACCGTACAGCTACTGGCAGGTTCAGTGGTGCAGACCCTAACATGCAGAACATGCCACGTGGTGGTACGTTTCCCGTGAAGAAGGTGTTTGTGTCACGATTTGCTAATGGTAAGATAATGGAAGCAGACTTTGCACAGCTAGAGTTTCGCACCGCTGCTTACCTATCACAAGATGGAGTTGCAATTGAAGAAGTATCTACTGGGTTTGATGTACACTCATACACCGCTAAAGTTATTACCGATGCTGGTCAGCCTACGGATAGGCAGACGGCAAAAGCCCACACCTTTGCTCCCCTTTACGGGGCAACGGGGTTCGGACGCACACAAGCCGAAGCCGCCTACTACCAGCACTTCACAAAGAAGTACACGGGAGTCGCAGCTTGGCATTCCAAGTTGGCTAAAGAAGCTATCGCAACGCAGAAGATAGCTACACCATCTGGCAGGGAGTTTGCATTCCCTGATGTAGTGCGTAAGCATAC